CGGTGATGCTTAGACGCATTTCGGTATCTTATGACCAAAGAAAGCAAAGGCTATTCTTCATAAGAAACTGACGTTTATCATCTATTAATCTAAACCCTTAGTCAGGAGTTTAGTAGAGTCTACTAAACAAGTTTCTAAGATATTACGATTTTCATCCCATAGGACTCCCTTGCAAACATATCTACAAGAGGCTGGCTAAGGGTTAGACTATACTGTCTTTTTAAGACGATTATATAATCTTACAATGCTTCGCGCTGATGGTCAGGAAAAGGGTTTCTGAACCCCCTGATTCATCACGTCTTTAACAATATTAAAGGATCTTGATTCAAGAGTGAGGAAGTGTTCTCATACCTCATTGAACTCAGAATCATCCATAAGGAAACACCGCTTCATAAGCGAGATTCTAAGGGCTGTACATTCACGCGAGAGCAATCTCGCATCTGTCACAGTGCGCCTACGGATAGGTTCGTAAATGGTTTCATGGATAGCACGGAATGTGTTACCATCTGCATTTATGGAATGCTTTAATAAGTTCGACTGTTCTTTAGTTGTAACTAAACCACCTTTCCAAAAGTACATTAACCTATTGGCCTTGGCCATGGGATAAACTGGCAGAGAATTTCAGGCTAATGAATTTTTACATTTTGTACTAATATGATAGAGCTCTTCTATAAGAACGATACACATCGATGAAACGTCCAAGTTAATGCTAGAGGACCGAGTACATGAACTGAGCGACAGCCATGTCGTAAGATTAACACTCGGCATAGCACCTCAAGGACTACGTAATACAATTAACATATGGCGAAGACGCCGGGGAAGGGACACTAGGGGCAAATTAATGCTTGCCAGAGTCTTGTGCCGATAACCCATAATGGATAGTAAATCTGCCAATCTTATTTCCCTCTTACGAGGCCAATTTGACATAACGCTGAAATTTACTTTTGACACTAAGAGCTCTCCCATGGAGACTGGTGAACAATCCCCATATGGTGTGTAGAAGCGCTTGGCAAATTCTAGACATCCCGCCCGACTTAGAAGTGACTTAGATAAGTTCACTTCGACCCCAAGCTCTGCACATATGCTAAGGTAACTTTCCACGATCTTCCTATTACGGGAAGCGGAATCATCACCCAAAACTGCATAGTCTGTATATCATGTGAAGACCGGAATTACTCCCGATCTCCAGGCTGCCCATTGTCACAGGAAATGGTGCGTCATAGCTAACATTGCTCAGCTAGAGAGAGCACCCATGGGTTGCCCCACGGAATACCGGTACTCATTAGTGAGAGTATGATAGGCACGGCCAATTAGCAATTGGGCCCATGACTCTGAAAAAGTTTCACCAAATCGGTAACTTAGAATCGCCTTTTGTAATTTGATCGGTAAACGATCAGTAGCTGCAGACATGTCACAAGAACCGATAAATCGATCCCGTGATTTCAAAGAGCCGTCCCTTAGTATCTTAATAGGACGGGTTTGATCAAAGGTTCCATCCTGTGGAATTAACTTTAAAATGTTAAACAACCATACATGTAAAGGCTTCAGTAATCATTGGGTAATGGCATCAACAATTGCAATGACACGGATTTTCCCAGCGGCCTCCCTAAGAGCTACCAAGCGACCTAATATAGGAACACCTTCACGTTTGCAGGCGAAGGGACCTATACTAGGAAACTCGTATTTAACACTCCGGTAATTGTTTGAAAAATCTAAAGACCCAGGTCCAACAAGTTTATTGGCTTGTAGTCCTCCGGGTCTTAATCCAAACAAGATAGGTTGTAGAGCAGGAAAAGTACGGTTTAGAAAATGAACCATACCCTTCACAAGCGCAACCGAGTGTGCAATCTCAACACTGTTAAGGCCATTCTCTACTTGCAAACCTTTAAAGGTTTTAGGACGTAAAAGAGTCCAAGCAAGAGAACGTCACCCCCACACGGATCTTATCACCGCTGGAAAGGATGTACCCATAAGGTGTTCCTGTTCGGATGTTGAGACTGTAACTTTAGAGGTTAAGAAAGGTTCTCCTTGTGGTAAAGCAGAGTTGGATCTACCTTTAGTGATAGAATCCAAATGCTTCCAGAAATGGCGTATATAATTTCGTATTTCTGGGGTAACAATGAAATTGTTACCTTCATCCGTTATGGTATCATATTTATTTTTACCATACGGACTTTCTAAATAACGATATACGTTAAATAAGGATAACCACAAGGTAATACATTTTGTATTCCCTTTTCTAATTAAAATCCTCTGTTGATGAGGAATTAATCTGGGAAGTCCCCTTCGGGTGACAGAGACTGCGACACTGGAAATCCTCCGAGATGGAGTGGTCGCATCGTTCCTTGCTACAAATTGTTGTAACAACACGCTACAGGTTTTTAGATATTTAACTAGATGCCCTACACCAGAGCATCTAGCGATGTGAAAACACTCCTTAGAGAAGTGTCTGCACACCTTGACAGTACTTTTTGAAGGAGCCTTTGCATAGACTAACCTATAGATCCAAAGGACCCACTTGATTAGCCCACGACCACCTTTTACGGTGATCAGACCATTCAATAATGATTTCTGTTTTGCCATGATTTCCGAAAATAAGCCATAAGCATCTAAATTCGAAAAGTCTTTAGATTGTCTCATAGTATTTATTTGTCGGACCGCGGCTCCTACTCCGGGTAAGCGTTTTTCCACTATTCCCTCCCTAGAGGCAAATCCCCTCTCTCTTCTGTCCATTTTATCCTTGGACTCTAGAGTGTACTGGAAAGCATAGGAAGGGACGGTACTTCAGCTGGCACGCAAAAGAACAAATCATTACTGAACTTCAGTTTCCACTGGAGATCTCCGATATCTGCATTCCCATTAAATAATGGATAAATGTGGGTAAACCCTAATATCTTTGAATATCCCGTGGGCTGCAGGTCGCCTTACAAGGCGAACAAAAGTTCATTGAGGCTAGAAGTAAGTTACTCCTTGACCGCACATGTTACCCGGTTTCAGCATGATATATCATCCTTGAAGAAGGCCAGAGGGGATGTTCCCTCTTGCAAAGACCTTGTATCCCCAAGTCGGAGAGTTTTCACTCCTACAAATACATCTTTCCGTCCTAATTTGAGAGGAAAGCTCTTTACGAACGGTGCTACTGTTACCACCCTTTCGGGACATATGCAATCATTTTGCATTACTCCACCTCACATATATTAGTAAGGCAAACGCCAACTATATTATATGTGTAATGTGTGCTTAGGGTTCACAAAAGAACCAATGACGCAAAGGCAATTAAGCCATACGCCACGAGCCTTTTGTGCATCAGATTGCACAGGGATCGTGAACTCTGGGACAAG